GTCTTGACCGGCTTGTCTTCCGTCTCTGTAACTTCAGGGGCCGGTGCGGACGTCGCTTCCGGCTCTGGCGCGGGCTGGCCCGCTAACACATCTTCATCAGACATTGTTTAGTCCTTTTTACCTAGTCTGCCGGACTAGTACGGTTATGCACTCAATGCTGCGACCTTGGCTTGGAACGCCTTGATACGAGCGTCGAGTGAATCCTGATCGGCCTTCAGCTTGGCTTCGGCCTTGGCTACCGCGTCTTCGCGGGTGGCCAACTGCGCCTCTTTCGTTGCTGCGGCTTTAATACGTTCTGCAAGCGACTTCTCGTCAACCGCACGGTTGGCTTCGTAGTCGGCTTTTGCGCGGGCAAGCGCGCTCTCACCGGCTGTCAGCTCGGCCAGACGGGCGTTTACATCGTCGTTCTTGGCTTTTGCATCTTCAAGATATTGTTTTGCGGCTGCGGTGGCCGACTCGGCTTCCGCAATCGCCTTTGCCTTGATGACCTCGGCGTCCTTGCGGAGCTGGTTGGCGTCATCGACCGCTGTCAGCGCGCCTTGGCGCTTTTCAAGCTCGTCGCGAAGCGAGGCCATAGCAGCCAAGTCTTTCGGGAATTGCTTGGTAAAGTAGGTGACGTAATCGACGCCGCCGCTGCCATCATTGGAAATGTTCATTGCCGCCTCTTACGCGTAATAGGAGATGTTGATCTTAGCGCCGCCGACCTGCTCGATAAACTGGATTTTGGTCAGGTCGCCGTCATACTGAAGCGTTACGCCGACTGCGAGAGGCATACCGACAGTGGCTGTCGGAGCAACACCGTCATCGCGCCAGCGAACAGCTTGGCCTTCTGGCGTAATCAGCGCAATGGAAGGCTTGCAGCTCAAGCCCTGCACGTCTTTGTCGGGGACATTCAAACTTGTAGCAGAAGACAAAGTTGTGATCTGCTGATACCCAAGACGGGTCGTAATGGCCTTGAGGTTAAGCGACATCAGCTCATTCTCCTGCTTTGCGTAAACGACGTTGCGAAAGTGCGGATTTCAACAAAGACCTCTTGGATGCCTGTCACAATCGCACCGAAAAACCCACCGCCGAAGAACATACCACCAAAGAAGTTCATTTGGCAACCTTTCAGGCAGCAGGCGCAGGCGCTGGCTGGTTCCACGGCAGCGGTGGGTTGATCGGCGCGGGCTCAAGTTGTTTGGCAATCTGCTCATCACAGTCTGCCTCGGCCTTTGCCACACCTTCCGGCCCGAGCGCCGCAAAAACCCACCCCAAGACCTGCTCAAGGGTCAATTCGTTGTAGGGTGTGAACGGCGTACCGGCCTCGTAGGTCACGTCAACCGTACCGTAGGTTGCAGCATTGTGACCGTTGCCGTCTGTGGCCGAACAAACCCAAGCGACCTGAAATACAACGTCGGTTTCGCCTTCAAACTCAGGGTAGGCGGTCATTTGGTTGACCGCCCATGCGTAATAGTTTGCCATTATGCTGCTTCCTTGTTTTCTACAGGTGCGTTTGCTGCATTGTGCGCTGCAACAACCGCTTCCAGTTTTTCAATGATCGGAACGGCGATCTTGCCGCCCTGAATACCCGTCGCCTTAACGGCTGCGTCAAGCAAAATGCCGAGGTTCTGGATTTCTGATGCAGAAAGTTCAATCGTCAATTTCGGTTCCATGTTTAGTTCTCCCCTTAAGTTTAGCCAGCAACCCATGCTGTGCCGTTGTCAAATACTGGGCATACGACTGCGCCGCCGCCTATTAACGCGCCCAAGAATGTAGGCGCTGTTGCATCCGTAACCCATGCCCGACGGCCTTGGGTTCCAGCAGCAGGAAGCGTTGCAACAGTATATGCTTTACCTACAGCAACTGTTTGATTGCTGTAAATACGCAAGGCTGTAACGAGTGTGTTTTGTGCTGTGCCTGACGCGCCGACGTCTGCGGTTTGGAAGATGATATCCCCACCCGCGCCCGTGCCAGTGCCTTGTGAGCCAGTAATCGTCAGGTTCGCACCAGCCGTGTTGGACGTTCCGGCGACGACCGACTGGACAGAGAGCGTCTGTGCGACAGGAGCGGCTGCGTCTGCCGCGCCGAAACGAAGGTTGGCGGCTCCTCGGCGGGTAAAAAACGCATCAGCAACACCATTGCTGCTTGTGGATATACCGATTCTACCCCAAACATCTATGCCGCCTGCCGTCGCATCAACATTGGTGTTTCGTATTCTGACAATAGTTTGGTTGTTGTTACAAGCTAAACCAAATGTATTTCCATCACCTATAATAAATCCGCAGTTACTTACTGGTGTAGAGGAAACTGATACGCCTAACGCCACTGTTGTAGTGGCTGCATTTACAACAGCAGCAGCCGTTTTGGTTGAAGATGGAAAAATATGAAAAGCGTCAGAAAGCGCATTCTGAGCAGTTCCAGTTGTCCCCGCAGGAGCCACTTGGAAGATAATGCTTCCGCCCGCGCCTGTGCCCGTGCCCTGAGACCCTGTGATCGTCAGGTTCGCACCCGCCGTGTTGGATGTCCCCGCGACGACCGACTGGACAGAGAGCGTTTGTGCGACAGGAGCGGCTGCGTCTGCTGCGCCTAATGCAAAGTTGGCGGCGGCGCGGCGGCGTAAAATAGTATCCCCTGAAGTTCCAACCACAGTTCCAGAAGAAAATTGAAATACGCCGTTGCTGCGCATGGTTATATTTGACGCGCCGGTCCACCAAATATCTGCACTAGAGTCAGCAAAAACTGTTACTGCTCCGCTGCGATAAAAACCCATACCCGGACGGCCAGAAAACGAATATGGCGGAGCCGTATTTGATCCATCTGCAACTTGAAGTTGCTGCGTGTTGCTAATTGTCAGAGCAGTCGTCAACGCATTCTGTGCCGTACCAGAACTGCCTGCTGGCGCAGTCTGAAAGATAATGCTTCCGCCAGCACCAGTTCCCGTCCCCTGCGATCCTGTGATGGTAAGGTTTGCACCCGCTGTATTGGACGTACCAGCAACGACAGATTGGACAGAGAGTGTTTGTGCGACAGGGGCGGCTGCGTCTGCTGCGCCGAAGCGGAGGTTAGCGGCTCCTCGGCGGGTAAGAAAAACATCGCGGCTGTCTGCGCTTGTTGAAGCAAACGCGACGCCGCCGGTCCCTGCGATCAGACCATCAATAGCATACCCTACTCCTGAGTTTCCGGTAAGCACGCCGTTGTAACCGCCGCCTATAAACGTAGTGCGGCTGGTTCCAGAAACAACAGTTTGCCCATTTTTTCTTACACTAAGTATGCTTGACGCCCCAACTCGCAAATCCATCAACAACGACGACGCATTGGACGCAGTGTCAGTAATGGTTAGTTTGATAGCGGTTGGTGTGCCTGTCGTGTTCCACGTTCCGCTTAGATCAAGTTGCGAAAGCGCGGATGAACCTGTCAGAGAGTACCCTGTCAGCGTCAAAGTTTTGTTGGTATTGTCCCAAACAAGATTGCTGCTTTCCTGAAGCACCGAGCCAGTATCAAACATGATCTGACCGGCAGCGCCGCCGGAGGTGGGCGTTGAGTTGACGGTCAGGCTGGACAAAACACCCGTTACGCCCGTGATCGACCCACCCGTGATATTGACGTTGTTGGCGTTCTGCTCGGCCATCGTGCCAAGACCCGACACGGTGTGCGTCGCGTCCCAAGCTGCCGCGCCTGTTGCGCTAAACGTACCGTCGGCAGGCGTAGAATGGGTGATCGTAACGGCCATAATGATACCTTATGCCAAGAACTTCAACTTGTAGAGCGTGGTCAGATAGAGCGCGACGATCTCGTCGATCATGTTCTGCAACGCGGTGTCGGTCTTAGGAACCACATCGTAACGGATTTTTTCAATCTCGTCCAACTGGCTCTGAAGGAAATCCGTCACGTTGGCGGTTTTGTCGTGCGACTGAAGCGCAATGCCGCCGATCAGGCCGTGTCGGCCTTGATAGGCTTCGGCAAACGAGTCTGCCAAATCAACCACTTTGTCGTAAAACGACCCGAGTGCTTTGTGTTTTGCATAGCTGCGCGTGTTGAGATGCACTGAGTGCGTAACATCACGGGCCAAAAACAACATTCCTAGGAACTTATCGCATCCACTCATGACATTTGTCCTCCGCCCATCGCAGGCGTTTGTTCTTCAGCCATCATCGGCGCTTGGCCTTCATCCATCATCGGCATACCGCGCTGAGGCTCCATAACGGGCATCATCGGCATACCGGGTGACAGATCGCCGGTCTCAATCGCCGCTGCAATCGTGCCTTGCACAATATCCTGAATTTGCTCCGGTGTCATGCCCGCCTGCATCGCCGAGATACGCTTGGTTTCGGCATCATACGCGCGGACTTCAGCCTCAAACTGCTTGACCTGCAACTGCTGCACCTCAACCGACTCGTTTACCTTCATGAGCATCTGATGGAGTTGGTCAAGCTCTTGGCCCATCGCCTGTATCTGCTGTTCGGCGGCTTGGAGCTGTGGAGACTTATCGTCGTCCTGCAAAATTTTCGGGTCGATGGTTTTGGCAAGACGCTTGGCAAGTTCTTGCGCGCCCGGCCAGTCCATGTGCTTGACGAACAGGTCGCCTGCCACGCCCCAAAGCGCGGGGTTTGCCTGCAAAATCTGCGACATTGACTCAAGAGCTTCCTGACGCTTTGTCATGTAGCTCGGGCCGGTCGTGACGACCACATCGTACTTGCCGACGCTCGGGTTGTAGATTTTGTCGATCACAATGTCGGGGTTGTTCGGGTCGGTGATCTTCTTGACCGGCTCCGGTTGTGTCGGGTCAATCTTCACCATGCTCGTTTCGCCGTCCATGTTGATGATACGGGCGATGCGCTGCGTGTCGTAAATTTTCGGGATCAAATCCACGATCTGACGCGTCGTATAACGGATCGCACGCGCGAGGTTATCGACGTAATGATACGTGCCAGTGTCGGTTTGACGCTCACGCGCCAGAATAGCACGGCCTGAACGCTCATTGGATGTCTGGCCAAGACTTGAATCATACTGACCGGTCGTGGCTTTAATGTCATCAGAAGCACCCATTTTAGCCTGAATAAGGCCAGTCTGAGCCATAGGCGGCTGAGCGCGTTGCGGTAGAGGGAGTACGGCCCCCTGACCATCCGTGACGTCAGGGTTGACTTCCAAATACGGCCAATTCGTTGTGTTAGCGGTCTTCCACTGTTGCTCATAGCCCTCAAACTGCCCCCCGTAGCCAATAAACGGCGCTTTTGGCGCAAGCGCCAGCATCTCGGTCTCTTGTGAGACCCAATAGTTGTACATGCGCTGGGCGTCTTTTGCGTTTCGCACAAGCCCAGAGATGTAAATCTGACCATCAACCTCGAACTCGTTGCCGATCACGCGGATGACAGGGATGTACGCCCCTGCCCAGTCGCGCTCTTCAAGCATTTCGTACCCGTTGGTCTTGCACCACTTGATCTTCTTGCGCTGAACTTCGCGCGATTTCAGCGGTTTCAGGCCGTTTTGCTTCATCATCTTGTCTTCGGGCGAACCTTCGAAGAAAGACTGGTTGCCGGGGTACAAATTCAGTGTTTCCGGCTCGTATTCCGTGTAAAAATACTCGGCAATGCGGACTGTGTTCTCGTTAATCCAGTTCGAGAGCGACTGATCGCCAATACCTGACGCCATGACCGACGTGATCGGCTGCGCGTTCGGGAACAGACGCTCATACTCCGAGCGTGTCAGGTCTTCCGTGATAAAGCACCACTCGGCGTCCGAGCCGCACGGGTCTTGGATCGTCGGGTCCATGTAGACCGAGAACGAGTTGCGGATGCGCCCGATCTTGATGTCTTGATCGAACGTGTTGTCGTCGCAATACTCGGTCAGGATGCGGATATAACCTTCGCCATAGGCAACTTGGTTCTCGCAGGCTGTGTCATAGGCCACGTCAGCGTCCGACATATACTCAATATGGCGCACAAGCCCGTCAAAAATCTCCGCCACCGCCGGATCAGCACGATCATCTGCTGGAATGACCTTGCCGCTCGGGCGGTTCTGACGCTGATCGTTCGTCACCTGACGGACGTGCTGCGGCAGCTTGTTGATGGTCAGGCATGGTCGCGCGTTGATCGTCTGGCCCTGCACCGAGCCACGGGTCGCCAGCACGTCGGCGGGCCACTGCCACTGGTTGTCGGGCGAGCCTGCAAAGAACCTGAGATCGTCCAGCTCGTCTTCACGGCTGTCGGAATACGCGCCGATCGCCATTGTGAGGCGATCTCGCATTGTGCTCAGGACGTCTTCTTTATCCAGATTTACGACGTTTTGCTTCTTCATAATACGCCTGACAGGTTCCGTTTGATTGAGTGGCGCAGCGGCGGGGAGGGATCACCGCTGCGCCGTGCAGGTCGCGGTGATCGCGCCCCACATGCGATTTACTTGCCTTTTTTCTTCGACGTTGCCGCCCGCTTCATGGCGTAGGCGATGGCAACGGCTTGATTTTGGGGCTTTCCGCTCTTCATTTCCGTCTTGATGTTGGATTTGAAGGCGGCTTTGCTGGCTGATTTCTTGAGCGGCATGTCACTTTTTCCTTGTTTTAGCGGACTCGCGGAAGGCTTTTGCTGTGGGTGCGCCTTTCGACCCGACCTTACGCATTTTCTCGCCTGATCCGGCTTTGATGCGCTCGCGTTTGGCGTGAATATTCTTGTAAAGGCTCTGTTTTGTCATTTGCAGTTCCACCGTTTCAGCGCGGCTTTTGCCCGTTCGCCGTTTTTAGCTTTGGCTGCTACAGCACCCATACGCGAGCAAAACGACTTTTTACGGCCCTCATCAGCCTTTGTCTTCGGGTTCGGTGCAGGAGCCTTCAAGTTCGAGCCTGTCTCGCGGTTATACTTCGCGCGGCCTTTGGCCGTCAGCCCAGCGCCCTTTGACACCGGCAGCTTCTCGCCGCGTCCGACGGACAGTGATACACCTTTGCGTGCCATTAACTTCCCATCCACGTTAGCGGTGCGCCAGACCCGTTTTGAAGACGGCGAGTTGGCAAATCTTTAGCCTCACGATGGGCAACAGGATAGGCGAACGTGACGGCCAGCGCGTCGGCTGCGTCGGGGGATGCCAAGCCTCTTGACCTCATCTCTTTCTTTCCTTCTAGAAAGACTGTACCTGAAGAGTTCGGCTTTTTCAACGGCCCCGTCAGATCGGCTTTAAGTTGCCGGTCTTGCGGCAGCGATGCCGTCTTTAGCCAATCTTTCATAGCGCCCCACATCTCGGCGCGCTTGTTGCCCCACATGATCGAGTTCTTGGCTTTCCAGCCAAAGTTCACACCTTTGACTTTGTATCGCTGTTCGTTCAGACGGTCAAGAATACCATAGCCAAGCCCACCCTCGTCCATGACAACCATCGTCGGCTTGTATTCTTCCATCAGGTCGATGATGCGCCCAACGATCATCATCGTGTCCTCGCCATGGAACCGCTTGACGGCCTCAAGGTCACGCCCTCGCCTGAGCACGATGACCGTCGAGTCAGCGCCCCCGCGTGCAGGGTCAATGCCCATGACCAAGGGGGCGGTCATGTCCTTGTACGGCTCGCGCTCCATCGCCTCATCCACCAGACGCGGGCTGATGAACTGGTCATCGCCTTCGCTCGGGAACTCACCATACACCTCGACCTTGGCCTGCGCCGAGTCCTCGCCATACTCCGCGATAATCTGCTCGTAGACCTGCTTGTCGGTCCCCTCGACCGTGCGGGCGTCGACCTGCGTTGTGTCCCAGAAATTACGTTTCGAATTGAAACACTCAAAGAAATAGCCTTGGTTGCGTCGCGGGTTTGAGAACGCAAACCAGTACCTGTCCAGAATGTTTTCCGTAAAAAAGCCCGCTCCGACCGACCAGATCGGGTCCGGGATACCCGAGGCTTCGTCAAAGATCAGCATCATGCCGTCATGGTTGTGAACGCCCGCGTAACTGTCAGGGTTCTCTTCCGACCACAGCTTACCCTCCGCCGCCCAGTAGCGCGTGCCTTTCTTGAGGTCGCGCTCGACCAGCTCGCAGACCCACTTGGCAGGCGTCAGCTTGGTTGCCGACACTTCCCACCAGTGGTTGTTGATTATCATCGCCGTCCACTTGGTCAGTTCGCCCCACGTCACCGACCGGAGCTGTGCTTCCGAGTTGGCGCTCACGATGACGGTCGAGCCGATCCGCGTGGTCAGCATCCACAAGATCAGCCAAGACACCAGCGCCGACTTGCCGATACCGCGCCCGGATGAGACCGCTTTTCGCAGCGTGTCCATCTGGAGCTGGCCTTTGTTCTTCTTAATATGCTCGGCGATGTCGCGCAGCACCTTGCGCTGCCATTTGCGCGGGCCTTGGAACTTGGCGAGCGGGGTGTTGGGTTGGCCCCACGGAAAAGCCATCAACACAAAGGCTTCAGGATTGTCTGCAACCGCCGGAGACCACAGGGTCGCCATAAGCACCTGTTCGTCAGCAGAACTGTATATGGGGGTCTGTGCCATTATTGGGGCCTTGTTGGGTGGTATAAAATTTCAGCGTTTTTGCGCGCGTCGATAGCATCGGCTAGGCTTTTGTAATAGCCTAGATGGTGGCGTTTTCCGTTTACTTCTATATGCGCTTGCCAACACTTATCGCGTTTGTGCCAGCCTACACCAAGATAGCTGGATGAATTTTTTGTGCGTCTGGCACGGTTTTGGTGGTTTTCAGCGCAAGAAACTTCGCGCAAATTTATCAGCCTATTATCGGTGGGTATGTTGTTTATGTGGTCTATTTGATCTGTAGGCCAACGGCCGTACACATACAACCACGCCAAGCGGTGCATCTTGTACATTTTGCTATCTAAACTGCACTGCATATACCCGCCAGCCCCTACGCATCCGACAACGCTTCCTGCGGCTAAATTGCGAAACTTATTGCGGCGGGTAAAAACCCCTGTATCGGGGTCATAGTGCAGTAGATTTTTCAGCCGTTCTTGTGTTATCAAATTGGTAGCCATCGCCATCTCCGTAATGGTTGTTGGTCAGAAGCCTCGAATCGTTGCTGCGGTTCGGGGTTTCGTTTTTTATAGCAAGACCTTCTATAACACGACTTTTAGCATCTTCCAATGCCTGCGTGATACTGATCTTCTGATAGACATCCACACTGATCTCTTGGCGGGCTGTCCAGCCGTGGCTGTGTTGCAGGATCGCCAGCGCCGCCTTGGCGTCGCCTTCTTCGGCTGCTCTGTGCAGTGACGTTGCTGCGCGCATCTCCGAGTCGGCGCGCCCCTTCATCTCGGCCATCTCGGCCATCGGGTCCATCTGGCAGAGCCGTCGATACTCGGTCGGCATCATACCGGCAGCAAGCGCCAGCGAGTCGCCTTTGAGCCCTTTGGACGCGGCCTCATAGATGCGCTGAAGACGCGCCTCTGTGGCTTTGATCTCTCGTGGTTCGTAAGGGAGTGATTCAAACATGCTGGTTAATTTACTGCGTTTAGCGGTTGGCGGCAAGGGGTGGGTTGTGGGGCGAAAAAATAAAAAAAAATTTAAAAAAATTTTTGCAGACCCTGCCCCAGCTCAAGGCCCTTTGCGCGGGCCCTACCCCCCTCCCCTAAATGTGTTTCAATTTAATATACAGTTTATAGCTGTAAATTAGCTTGGGGTTCCGAGCGCCCCGCTATCGGCGAGACGCGGCAGGCACGCGGCAGGCAGGCAATCCGCCGATTGTCATCTTGGTCATATTGTCATCCGTTTTTAGTCGCGCTCTCGATTTAGCGTGCCAGACGCGCGCTTGGTAATTTGGGTCAAATTGTCATGACAATAAAATTGATCCGTGAGTTTGAAACCGTGAAGGCGCGCGTTCGTGGCTTTGGGCATTCTGGGTCATTTGGGTCAATTGTCATGGCTGCAAAATTGATCCGTAAACGGCGCGGGGGATTCGCGCCCATGTGTAGAGATATATTAGCTATATATAATATATAAAATCTCTTAAGCATAAGTGTTTTAGCATGACAATATAGCCAATCCCCGCGTAAGTCGTTGATCTCGCTCACGTAAAAATTGCCACCGATTGGCTATTCAAACCGGCAAAATCGCGCCTAATCCATGACCATGCAAAATTATTTTTAGCAAACGCGATTTTTTCTCTTGACGCTCAAAATGCGATGCAATAAATTCTGTAGCACTGAAACCGAAAACCAGAGTGGAAAACATGATCATCGAAACAAGCGCAAACCAGTTTTACCAAGTCCGTGAAACCAACAATCCGAACCTTGCACACGTTTGGTTCGGCGTTGAAGTGAAGCGCGCAAAGGGACAATGGGTTCCAAAAGCCAAAGCGCGCGAGATGCTGGTCCGCAAAGAAGCTAGCGTCATCATCTCACAATAACCAAACGGGCGGGGTAAAACCCGCCCAAACACTCAAAACGCAAGGGGGATAAAATGGTCGACATGTTCACAAAGACAATCAAGAATGACCCGACACGTAAAGGCGAACTGGCAGCGCGCAAACGTCTGTTCGGCGACCATACTCGCTTTGATGCTGTCCAGTGGTTCGTATGGGACGCGCATCGTCTCGACACTGACGGCAAGCCCGACGTGATCCGTCAATTCGACAATTCATCAGACGCGGCAATGTTCGTCGTCATGGTTCAAGACGGCAATTTGCCGAAAGACTGTCAAGCGCACTAAAGCGCTTGACTGCCAAACTAAATGCAATAAAATCTTTAGCACAATAACCAAAGCAAGGGAAACAAGACAATGGCAAACGACAACACTTATAATGGCTGGACGAACTACGCGACTTGGCGCGTTAATCTCGAAATCTTTGATGGGATCGATCCCGCAGACATGGGGTGGAAGCTGCATGGACCATGTGAGCTTGCGGATTTTCTTAAAGATTACGCACATGAAATTTTAGAGATAGACGCCAAAGAGGGTTTGGCGCTTGATTACGCGCGCGCATTTATCAGTGACGTAAACTGGCGCGAAATAGCGCGCGTTATGATCGCCGCGTATGGTGAAGATGAGGAAGATGAAACGGAGGCAGCATAATGTCCGAACCTTCACTCTTAATCGGCGCGCTTGAGAGCGCGCTTGTTACACTCGCAATTTTTGGCGCTATCGGCGCTTCGTTCTTAATGGGGAAATAAGACAATGATCAAAATTTCTTTCGATATTCGCGCTCTTAAAGCCGCTCTCGTTTGCACGTCAACCGATGAGACGCGTTATTATCTTAAAGGGGTTGCCGTGCAGCTTGACGGCGATAAACTCTTTATCGCAGGAACTGACGGGCATCGCCTGTTAGCTATGCAACCGGAATTTACGATAGAAAGCGGAGGAAATGACGCTAATCCTTTTACCGAAACACAAGCCAACCCGTTTTCGGTCATAATCCCCGCCGATATTGTGAAGAATCTAAAACCCGCGCGCGGCAATGATAACTGCACGCTCACAATTGACGGTAACAAAGGCGAGATCGAGCACGCGGGCCAATCCGTCCGGTTCGGTTTTGTCGACGGTTCTTTTCCGAATTGGCGTCAAGTTATCCCCGCGACAATATCGGGCGAGGCCGCGCAATTTGACGCGCGTTATATTGGCGAGCTGCCGAAAATTGAAGCCGCGTTTGGTAACAAGAATAGCAAGATTGAAATTGAGCACAACGGAAACAGTCCGGCATTTATCGCACTTAATCTGCCAATGCCCTATGTCTGTCTGTTAATGCCCTATCGCGGCACGAAAGAACCTGTTGCGTTGCCGTCATGGGTAAAGACAACCCGCGGGCCAGAAACGCAAGCGCAAGCCGCCTAAGTGACAATCAGTTAGGACAGCGCGCCAAGCGCGCGCTGTCTCACTGATTGCCATAAGGCGCAATCAAAACGAGAGGGAAAACAATCATGACCGAATATAAAATCATCATGAATGGCCGGAACGTCATAGGGCATTTAAAAGCCGATAGCGTACCGGACGCGATAAAACGCGCGCGCGAGTATGTGACTGATTTTGCCAAGCGCGCTTGGCGATATGAAGGGGCTTGGCCCAATAGCGTGGTTATCGCGTCCCAATATGACGTTCACAAAATAACACAAAACGAAGAGGCTTAATCATGCGTTATGAATATACAATCAAAGCAAGCGTCATTTACGAAATTAATATCATGGCCGACGATGAGGATGACGCTATCGAAAAGGCGCAAGGGATCGTTTGGTCAAACTGGACAGAAACCGACGCGGAAATGTTCATCGACGATATAGAGCCAGTGCAAAGGATTCCGCCCCGTGATGACCATTGAGCCAGTGATTGATCCCGACAATCCAAACGAAACACTTTGTTATCTGGTGATAGATGAATACGATATACCGAGAGGGCACTATGACACAATCGACGACGCGCGCGACGCTATCAGAACGCTACAAGGCGATACGCCAGAGGCTAGGCGATCCCCGCACCCCACCGCGCCCTATTATCCCGCGTGACCGGATCAGGCCGGATCAGGTGCTATCGGATCAGGCAGCGCCTATTGCATCGGATCAGGCCGAACCGGTTGCATCGGATCAAATGAAAAAGGATATTGAATTGCCGCGCTTTAAGGAAGGGATCGAGATCATCAAAATTCAACCACGCCAGTCTAAGGTCATTCTTGAGGACGTAGCCGAACGGCATGGCCTGACGGTTGACGAATTAAAGAGCCAGTCGCGCAAGCGGCGCTTTACGGAAGCAAGGCAAGAGGCCTTTTATCTCTTACGCCAAGCCGGTTACTCATGGCCGCAATGCGCTACGTTCTGCGGAATGTCGGATCACACAACAGCCATTCATGGCGCGTCGCGTTATGAAGCAAAACTGAAAGCAAAAGGTGAAATATGAATTTTTCTAATCAAGACGATGCAGATATTCAGTTTGGTGTCGATACAAACGAACCGAAAACCGGAAAACCCGTCTACATTAAGTTTGTCGCTAAAGAGGGTTTTCTTGAGTTTTGGTTTTCATGCGCGCAAACCGAAACGATAGTCACCGGATTGCAGCGTATATTGGACGACATCAAATCGGGGGCGGCCTATGACTCGCGTCATTGAGGACGGCATTGATACCTACGTTGTCATGCGCGACGACGCTGCACTAGGCTGGATCAGTCGCTCGCACTGGCATGGCAAGTGGCGCGCGTTAAGCGTGAACGGCAAACTATCTTTCCACTACACACAAACGGGAGCGTATAATGCAATTATTGAAAGAGCGTGAACAGACACATGGCGATTACGCGATCACGGCGCAAACGGCGCAAGTGTTGAAGCAGATCATCCGTAACGCACCAGCCTATGACGACATGAACGCGTCCATGCGCGAAAGCCTAGACATGATCGCGGTCAAGCTCGCGCGTATTTTGTCGGGCGATCCGTTCGAGCGCGATCACTACTTGGATATTGTGGGCTACGCGACCTTAGTGCTGCGAGAGTTAAATGCCGACCACGCATGATGAAGTGGACGCGATCACGGACGGTCGCCCTGACTACGCGATCCTACGCGCGCGGATCAGGGCGACGCTCGCGCTGCGCGACTATACGGCGCTCACCTTGCTCGCCGAGACCGAGCGCCTGAACATTGCACTTGAATGGATCGCGCTCAATACGCGAGACGAAAACACGCGCATGATCGCACGACGCGCGCTTGATCCGAAAGGACCGTGGACATGATCGCAGTCACACTAGGGGTTATGACCTACGCGGCGCTGTGCGGGCTTTTGTTCACGACGGTCTATAGCGTCATGGGGCCGCTGCCGGATCGGATCATGAAAATCATCAAACACAAATGGAAAGACTTGCACATGCTATATTACACTGTCCGATATGAAGACGACGACGCTGGCACTTGGCAGATTATTGAAGACCGCGACGGCAACCGCTACCGCGTGTTGATCCGTAACGAAAAGGGGGAAATGAAATGGTAGGGAGCGACTTGTTAGAAACTGACCGAAAGCGTTACGCCGACGACATCACGCTGCAAGAGCTTGTGCGACTGCGCGTCGAGAACGAGCGGTTGCGGGAAGCGTTATGGCGGATAAAAATATTTAAGCCAGTATCAAACAACCCAGAGTTAAATGCTTGTATTGAGATTGCCCGTTCCGCCCTTCAACAAAAGGGGAGTGAGTGATGGATATTGTTGAACGGTTACGCCGAGAAGAGGACGCACTTGATAATGAAGCCGCCGACGAGATTGAGCGGTTGCGGAAAGAAAATGCCGTCCTGCTTCATTCAGCGGATGATGTTTACAAGCGTCTGATGCCGGAAGTTGATCGGTTGCGGGAGGCGTTGAAAGAAACGCTTGCGGTGGCAAGACGAAATGAAATCGGTGATTACATTCAGCGGGCTGAAACCGCCCTTCAACAAAAGGAGAGTGAGTGATGGGCGAGATTTTAATTTGGGTGGGCGTGGCCGGGCTGATCGGTCTTTACATGTGGGTGGCATCAGAATGATTGTGGCGATTGTATCAACGGCGCTTGTAGCGCTCATCGGCTTCGTGCTAGAAATTTAATCTCCTTGCTAATGAGCAAACTAAAGGCCGGTCTCACGACCGGCCTCTTTTTTATTTCACCACGACCAGCTTTTTCTCCGGCGGCCCCATCTCGACCATGCGTCTGAGATCGGACTTGGTGTAGCCGATCATATCCGGCGCGGCCCAGATTTGTTTCTTTGTCGGGTAGTCAGCCGACGCCAGACGGCCCATGTTGACCCAGCCCGCCTCTTTGAGCGCGTGCAAGAGCGCGGCCTGTGGAACCTTCACGCCTTGCGGCATCATCCCCGACAGACGGTCGCAGATCGCGTGGAACGGCGCGCCGATCACACCCCGCGCAAACTCTTCCTTGCGCGCTCTGATCGCCTCGACGATGTAACTCTCGGCAACGCTCATGCTGTTCTCGACAAGGCTCATCTTAAACTCTGTCATCATCGGGATCGCCGACGGGTTGAACTTCGACACGTCACGCGTCTTGAGCCAGTGACCCACCGCAGCGTAGCCGCCCGCTTTATACCAGTTCCAGAGCTTGTCCGCTGCGGCCTTGTCCATCTTCGGCGCTGACGACCAGACGCAGAACCAGCGACGGTCTTGTGACGCGAGCGAGATCGGCACGGGATCATTCGAGAACGCCAGAACGAACATGCGGTTCACCATGTCGTAAGGGTGCAAGCCCTTGCGGTTGATCGAGATCATGTCCGGCGGCGCGGCGATGATCGGCTTCAGACGGTTTGCCAGCGCGCGGCGCTCGCGGGCGTCAGGCTCTTTCAATTCGTTCAGGATCAGCACTTCGCTCTCAAAATGATAGCCGAACGAGGACAGGATGTTGTCGCTGTCCACAAGACCGCGATTGCGAAGATCAGGCCCGCAGACAGCCCAGATGAACGGAGCCCACATCGTGTCCTTGCCGCACCCTTCGTCGCCGCCATGCAGCACGGCGTGGTTGATTTTGATGCGCGGGTTCTGGACCTTGAAGGCCATCATGTTGAAGATATGCTCAAGCTCGGCGGGCTCTGGCACAAGCGCGCGGCAGTGGTTAAGCCACGGCGTAACGTCGCCTTCTTTATACTCGGGCCGTGCGTCGCGCCAACGGTTGCCATAGACAAGCCCGTCGCGTGCCACCAGCACAGTGTCGCCCGGCGCGTAAGTGACGCCGACGAGCGAGTGAGCGCCCATCGCCTGACGGTTCTCGTCGAAGCACGTCGCGGCCTCGATGCGGCGCTTGTGGTTGTGGACCGACACGCAGGAGACGTGCCGGTAAAGCGCGTTGAACGCCTGACGCGTCACCTCGCGGCGTTCGATCATGTCGAAATAGGTGTCGTCGGATTGAATGTATGCAAAGCGGGTGAACCAGTCTTTCTTCTCAAGACGGCCCATCTCTTTCTGTTCTACTTCCCTGATGACGCGCGCCGCCTCGTCAGGAAACGACTCCGTTGGCCTAATTTTCGAGAGTGCGCTTTCCATTTGGGTTGCCAGAAGATCGTCGCGGAGCCCGTGCTTGCGGGACGGGCCTCCACTATCCGCCACCCATCCGAGGAAGCGGTCGCTGTTCCAGTCACCGCAGTGGGAGTGGAAACAAACATACGCGCGGTTGACAGGGTGATAGCGTCCGGTCGGATTGCCATCCGAATGTTCCTGATGATTCGGGCAGACAACGCCGACCCACCCTTCCGCGTTCGCTTTTTCAATGACCTCTCCTCTTGCGTTCATCCATGCCAGCACGTCGTCGTTGCCGTCGTCATCAAGATGCAGACGTGATACGTTTGCCGTGTCGGCAGTTGCTGGCACGACGCCGAGCGCGTCGCAGATTTGTTTCAGACTGAACTCACGTGTCGGATGGAACTCTGTGAGCTTTGCAATGAAGTTCTCGCGGCCCGGCTTCAGGTTGATACTGCCGGGGATGCGGAAGTTGCGAACCGGATTGATCGCGCCTTTGTCAGTGTAGCCCGCCTCAGCGATGGCCGAGATTGCGGCGCTGAACTCGCCCTTGGTCGGCTGGTCATCAAGACCGAACGTGTAGCCCCACTGGAAGTTGTCAGGTGATGTTTCGATCTTCCACGTCGGCTCAAGCGGTGGCACTTTGGACTTTGTGCCGATGTCGTCAAGCACGAGGAACGCAACGCGCTCGCAGTTCGTCGCCGCTGCCGACACCTTGCCGTCCTTGAAACGGTCCACAATGAAGCACGCCGTGTTGGCGTACCATGCGCCGATGGTCTTCGGGTTGTACTTTGACGGCAACATCGCAGGCCAAACGCACTTCAGCGCGCCGTCGCTGTGCGTGCCACCTGTCGGCTTCTGACGCACGATCAGAATGGTCTCGCCTTCCGGCGCGATGTCTTTCAAATACTCAATAAAATTCATAGCTGAGGCTCTCTGTTTTCTGTGGCCGCGCGCGCGATTTCTACAGCCTTAAAAAAGTCGGTAGATGTGTTTTCCAACTCAACTATATCAATCAACGCCGATCTAAGCCGCTCAATTTCATCTGTTAAATCATCATGGCACTTCATTAAATACTCAATTTTTTCTGCGTGAAGTTGCACAGCATAAATCCATGCCTTACGGTGGCCTTCACCGTACCACTTACCATCTTTCCATTCGCCACCATTCAATCTGATGGCAATTTCAGAGGCCATTTGTTCTGTTCTATCCATGCTAGTCACTCCCCTAAATTTACTTTCCGTAACGGCTCATAATCTTAACATCGGCATTTAATGGCAAGCCCGCTGCCCAGTCGGGCGGCGTACACATGACCTCTTTAAGTTTTTGTGCGTATGCTTCGGCGTCGGCCTCGTTGACCTCCGCGACAATTTCATCGTGCACATGCAGCACAACATCGTCAAGCTGTCTCAAAGCATGACGCAACAAATCATTAGCTGTACTCTGGCTCAGATTCTCCGAGCACAAGCCACGCCACAACCTTGCGCGCGGCCACTCTTTCGCATCAGCCGCAGGCTTCCACGACGCCTTCACATAGGTGACTTCATCGTCTTCGATCTTGGCGAACGGATAGCAAAGGATGCGCTTCGACGGTAAGGCATACCATAAATGCGTACCATCGTGCATATATGTCGCGCGCCCTGCGCTAAACTCACGCTTTGGGTTGCGGATCGCGCGCATGTAGGCGCTCTCAAGCGCGCCCCAGTAATTGACGGCCCAGATGTTCGAGCGCCGCCATGCGTCAACGATGCCTCTCACCTGACGCTCGCCGAGTGTTATGCCGTAGGCGCGGGCCATGTTATTAAATGCCCCAACGGAACCCCCGTACCCTAACGACAATATCGCGACCTTGCCGATCTGGCGCTCGTCAGGCGTGACCTCCGACTCTTCCTTGCGAAAGATACCGGCGGCTTCACGAACATAAACATCGCCGCCATTTGCGAACACATCAAGCAAACCCTGCGCTAACGGGTCATTCGCCAACCAAGGGTTGCAACGCGCTTCAATCGCAGACCAGTCGGCGACAACAAACACCTTGCCTTTCTCGGGGATCAGCGACGGGCGCAGCATACCTTTAAGAACGTCGGTCACGCGCTTGCCGTACTTCGGCACGATCTCATGCCCGCGCACCATCGCCTGACGCACGGCCTCAGGCTCTTTGGCGCACTTGCGTGTGAAGTTATGCACTTGCGCGCCGTAGGACGAATTGTGGTGAATTAGTCCTTGAGCACAGTAGCTAGCATCTCCTTCAACTGTGATGTCCCAAACTCCCTTTTCTCCCAAGCATACAATTTCTGTAATTTTTGCTTGTGTAGCGATCCGTGGCCAACTTTCGTGACTATCGCTAAGTTGTCCAAACTGTTGTTCTCCTTGTTGCTGTCGATGTGGTGCACCTCCCAGCCCTCCGGCCACGTCTTCAGCCCCAACGCCGTCATCAACACTAAACGATGCTCCGGCGCATACACGTCCTCGCCCAGCCATAAATAACGATACCCACGTCTCAATATCGCTTCGACTTGTTTCCGCACTCCAAACATAGGGTTCTTTGCGCCCGTCTTCGATTTGGAGTAGTTCGCCACTTTCAGGATACGTAGCTGTTCCGGCGGTACAGTCTCCCGCACGATTGCAGAAACTGTTGCATGGGTCTGGTTTGTCATCCGCCCAGTTTCTACCATTGTAGGGTACGGCGGCGACGTAAACACCCGCGTCACCTCCTCGCGCACTTTCGGGTCCCGTATCGCGGATAAGCTCTTCGACATTTTTCCATCCTTTATTGGTTAACAGACGATGCTCTGCCGTGCAGTCAACCCACGCATTTGTGTTGGTCAGCACGCGGTACATAGTCTGTCGGCCTTTATACACTACACGGGTAACTTTACAAAATCTCCCCGTATGTGTCAAAACCTTCTCGCCAATAAACAGTGCAGAAATAGGCCGAAGCCCAAACGCAGTTTCAACAAGCGTATCTGCCGCGACGCAAGCCCGGCCAGTTGCGCTGCCGCCGTTGAACACGAACGCACCACGCACGCGGTTGTCTTCAACGTCAGCCAAATTGTCGAGCCGCTGATACTTCGCCACAGACGACGCCCAGATGTCGTCGGCGCACTGAATGACGTCCATCACGTCCGGCGGGATTTCCTCGGGGTCGTCCAGCGCCAGAAGACCGGCGCGCACAGACTTGTCGATGCTGGTCTTGCCGTCCTTCTGCATAAGCTGACGGGCGCGCGGCCCGACGCGATCATAGACCCACTGGCGCATCTTGGGGCTACGCACCGACACCAACTCGCCGTTCGTGACCTCACGCACCGTGTCTTGGATTTCGTTCATCTCGACATTGGCAAACCGACGCGCGGCCCTGACGAGTTCGCGGTCGATCAGCACGCCTCTGTCATTGATGCGCTCGTTCGCATGGTAGTCGGCCAGCTCAAGGATGCTCAGGTCGCGCATGGCCTTGCTGACGGCGCGCATCGTGCGAACGTCCTGCTCGCAATAGTCAACCATCTCGCGCATCAGCTTCGGGTCTTCGTTGAACGATCCGTCTGCGCGCGGCATGGAGAGCTGACGGATCAACTGTGAGCCGCGGTGGTCTTTCTTCATCTGCGAGCTGACAGCGCGACCGACGTCTTCGAGCGCGCCGGGCAGACAGTTGGCCCGCGCCTGTGCTGCGGTGCAATAGAACTGTTCGAGTTTGTGTGCAGTGCCGCACACATACCACAAGATCAGGCGCTCGAACGCGGCGTTGTGTGCGCGTATCTGGCCTTTGTAAAACTCAACGGTCGCGGGGAACGGCTGGTCCGGCGTCCACGTCCTGACCTCTTCATCGTCAAACGCATAAGACATGCACAGCACTTCGGTGCTTGGGTCTTGGGCGTAATTATACACGCCGTAGACGGTGAGGTCGCACCGGCTTCGGCTCTCAAAATCTATCCAGAGCATGTTATTTCCTTGCTAGAAGATCGGGGCGTCAATTCGGTTGCTCAACAAGACACGGCAGAAAGCCAGAAAAGACCGTGTGTGCAACATCCTTGAGTGCTGGCTTGACCGCCCCGTCACTCACTTAGACAGCGGCGCGACGGCGACGTGTCGGAGCGGGTGTCTCTTCTTCGAGCGGCAACTCAGGCTCGGACGCTGCGTCCGGCCCTTCCATGCCGATCCACTTCACGACCTCAAAGACAGGCGTGAAGATGCGACCGTAAGACTTGTGCTGGTAATGCTCTTTTTTGAGCTTCACCACTGCCACAGGCTTCGTCTGGTCCGCTTCAACCTGCGTTGCAATCGCAACGGCCAGAGCCGAGACTGCGCGCTTGCCGCCGACCGAGGTGGTTGTGAAGCGGCACTCAAGCCCCGCGTCATCACCATCAAGGCACTTCAGCGACATGCCGACCTGTGTCTCCCAACCGCGCTTTGCGCCCGGAGGCGCTGCGTCCATTTCTGGAAGCGGCGTTGACACAGGGACCATCTTCTCACCCAACACTTCGCCTTCGCCCCAAGCAATAAAGCCGTGGACGAAAGAGAACGGGTTGATGGCCCAAGTTGAGCCGTCCTGCACTTCGGTCTGGTCAGCGCCGAACACCCAGTGACCGGTCTTGTCCATCTTGAGGATGGCAACACCGCCGGGGCCGACGTCAGTCTGAATGGAACGAAGTGCGTCTGTCAGGCTTGAGACAGACGGAAGGCCAGCGTTAGAAAAGGTCGATACTGCATTAGACATTAGCTTATTCTCCTAGTTTACCAAGGGCCGCAGTCAACTGCTTCCCGATGTTTAACACTGCTGGTCGAGGGTCATCCTCTGGGGCCAGCGTGCTACCCGACGATATTGCGACAACCAGATCGTTCGGTAAAGGGATGCGCTGCTTTTTCAACAGCGTTTCCGCTTTGGCCGGTGAGATCAGGTTCGTCTCAACAACGTCAGATTCTTTCAGGTGTTTGAACAGCGCGACTTTCGCCAGCTCTTCATCCACCCATTGCCGTGTCGCGCGCTTCGGGACGAGCTTCCAGCCCGTCACGGGGATGCCCTTCTCCAGCATCTGTTGCGCGAGTTTGTGCAGGTCTTTCGACCAATCTTCAAGGCGCTTCGCCATGTGCAGGTAGTGGCCGAGTTCGTCAACGTCGAGCGCCTGCAAGGTCGTGACAACCGCGCGGTCAACATCGCCGCGCATGATCGGGCAGATCGGCTTTGCCGCACAGAAACGGCAGTGTGCGCCGGACTTCATCGGTGCGTCAGGCTGTTGCGCGATCTTGACGGCGCGCTTCAGGTCACGCTCAAAACGGTCGAGCCGGTCGGGCGTTGTCACCCAGCGGGACATGCCGCGCGTCGGCTGGATGATGATGCACTCGATCTCGGTCGCGCCTTCAAAAATCCACTTTGCCGCCTCGGTGCGCCGCGCTGCTGCCGCGTAGAACAGGAGCTGCGGGTTTTCTTCGGCTATGACGGCAACTCCGTCTCCAAACTTCCAATCGACCACGTACGCGCGATTGCCGATACGGCCAAGGATGTCGCAAGAGCCAAAAACGTCAGGCAAATAGCTGCCAAAAGATACACGCGTCTCAACCATCAACTCCATCAAACCGTCAGGATCAACCTGTTCGAACATCATAAGGGCTGGCAGGAGTTTCGTATCGTAGAGTTCGTCGGTTAAGACAATACCGTTGTATTCGCGTCCGATAAATTTTTTGCTGTCTATGCCGTCTTGCATGACCTCGGCCACGACTTCGTGCAGCAGCGTGCCTTCGTCAGCGTAGGAGGACGACTCTTGCGGCGGCATTTTCTGGACGAGAGCGACAGAGCCGGGGCAGGCTAAAACCCGCTTGGCGGTTGAGCCGCCGACGATTGTACTGTGCGCCATTATTTTTGCTCCAACTTTTTAATTTTTAATTCAAGATTGTTTATTATGTGGTTTTGCAAAATTAGTTTTGAACTCGCGTCTAAGACGGCAGTGTGCAAAATACGTATTATTTTTTCCGCGCGTAATTGATTTGTACGGTTAAATTTATCTTGCAGTAATCTTTTACGCGTCATTTCTACTTCATATTCGTACGTACTTTTTTTTGATAACGGCGTTAATATTTTTACCACTTTACTGTCTCCTTTACTGTTGAGGTCTCCACATAAAATCACGCCGGATGAGTTGTCAAACAATTTGTTGCATCTTATGTGGATAGTTATAGCGAAGGAGAACGATATGAACGAAGCGGCGCAACAACGACGCATACAAGAACTAAATGAAGAAATTAAATATTTAAAAGAAAACCAAACTGATTTGATAGAAACGCTAGGTTTTGCGGTAGTATTTTTACTTGAGACCCCAAAATTTAAAGGTAAAAGCCCCCGTGAAATAATTGATTGGTTGGCGGATAATGCTCGAAAAACAAGTTGAAGCGTATTTCAAAAAGCGCGTCGAAGAGATCGGCGGCAAAACGTACAAGTTTGTCTCGCCCGCCAATCGCGGCGTAGCCGACCGTATTGCCTGCCTGCCGGACGGCTCGACATGGTTCGTTGAGATCAAGACCGAGGGTGGCACGATCTCGCCGTTGCAGCGCGTGTTCGCAACAGAAATGTTCAGATTGAAACAGAACTATACAGTATTGTGGTCGAAGGGCGACGTTGATGAGTGGGTTGCGTCCATATCAAAACCAAGCCGTTGACTTCCTGTTTGAGCGTGACCGCGCGCTTGTGCTTGCGTCTGTCGGCGCGGGGAAAACCTGTATCGCTCTGACGACTATGGAGGCGCTGCTGGACGAGCCCGTGTTCGCCAACGGGCGGTGGCTCGTCATCGCGCCGAAACGCGTCTGTACGGATGTCTGGCCGGTCGAGATGCCAAAATGGACACGCCGCCTGAAATGCCGTGTTGCCATAGGGTCTGAGAAGGGGCGCCGCGCCGCGCTCGCAGACCCTGCCGTGACCGGCGCTAATGTGGTGGTCATAAATTACGAGAACATTCAGTGGCTGGCAAAACTATGCGGGAATAAATCTCTTGCTGACTTTGGGTTTAAAGGCGTCGTGTTTGATGAGCTGACGCGGCTTAAAAACCCGTCGGGCGCGCGTTTTAAAGCCTTGGCCAAGATTATTGATGGCGTGCCAATACGGTATGGGCTGACCGGCAGCTTCACATCAAACGGGCTTGAGGATGTATTTGGTCAGTGCAAGATCATCGACCAGCGCCTGCTCGGGCGGTCGAAAGGCGCGTTCTTGCAACAATACTTTTACTGCCTGAACCAAGAATATGGCCAGTGGGAGCCGCGCAACGGCGCGCTTGAGCAGGTCATGCAGCGCATCAAACCTGCAACCTTCGTGCTTGAGCCGGGCGAATACAAAGACAAGCTGCCCCCGCTCCACGTCGTCGAGATCAAGTCCGACATGGACATGACCGCCTACAACACGATGAAGCGCGATTTTATGGTGGAGTTCACGGACGCGACCGCAATCGCCGCCAACGCCGCCGTGGTCACGTCCAAACTTCAGCAGATGGCGTCGGGGTTCGTGTACGCAGACAAGCCCAAATGGATCAGTCACCATAAATTTGATAGGCTTGATGAATTATTAGATGAGAACCAGCACGCGAACACGATCATCGCGTACGGATACCGTGAGGAACTGGATGAGTTGAAGCGACGTTATCCACAGGCAAAAACGCTTGATGACGAAAACGCTGTGGAAAACTGGAACGCTGGCAAGATACCGCTCCTGCTGGTGCATCCGAAGTCGGCGGGCCACGGGCTCAATCTTCAGCACGGCGGCTGTCATATTGTGTTCTTGTCGCTGCCGTGGTCTTTGGAATTGTACGAGCAGACGGTCGGTCGTCTTCATCGCAGCGGGCAGCGACACGACGTCTGGTGCTATGTTTTCTTGACGACCGGAACCGTGGACGAACGCATTTGGGGCGCTTTGCATGACAAGCGCGGAATTTCTGACGTGGCATTAGAGGCTTTGAAATGAAGAAACTGACTTGGCGAGAGATGCAGCGCATACTCAATCACAAAACCGAAGACGAACTGCACGCGATGATTGTGCAGGAGTTTGAGACATTCAAGCGGCCCACCATCCTAACGCGCCTCCATCAGCGGTTCACCATCCTGCGCGCCCAGCGCGAGCGTGAAGAACTGATCGGCGTGCGGCCCGACAAGCCCATCATGTGATCGGGTACTCACGCCATGGCAGTTGGTAGTGCGGCCCATCGACCAAACTTTTCCAATCGCCGCCCCATTCAATCGGCACACCCAACTGGTTAGCTGCGTCTTTCATGACGACGGCCAACGCGCTGTAAAGCGGCCAGTCCCACCGCACCTCTGCGCCGACTTTAACCGCCAGATCGGTTGCGTGGCCGGTCAGGTGGCGCGAGCGCAGCGTCTGAGACGCGCCTGCGGCGAGAAGCTGTTTCTGGCGTTCGAGCGTGCGTAGACCTTCAGTCACGATAAAGACGTTGGGCGACAGATCAAAAGCAAGTTTGACGACCTTCACAAGGTCGTCATGCACACCTTCAAGACGCTTTAAAGACCGCGCGTCTAACTCTTTCATTTGGATGCGACACCTTTAACTTTTTCGTATGTGCGAAGGCCGCCCATGCCGAGCAAAGCAAAAATCAACTCGAACAGCATACCATCCAGTTTTGGCAACGCCGTCCATCCGAGACCGACAAGGATAGGGTTCAAAACGAAATGGTACGCCAGACCGGCAGCGCCGATCCAACCGATAGCCGGACGCCAGCCGGATACGAACACGTTCGGGTTCGCGGCCTCTGCGGCGTTGACTTCCGTCTGCTTGGCGTCAAGCGCGAACAGCGCCGCGCGCAACTCGGCCTCGGCCTTAAATCGCGCGTCAGGATCCGCTATGAATTTATCAAGAACCTTGAGCCCTGCACCTACTGCGTCAGCGATACCGAATACCATTACGTTGTCTCCATTCGTTTTTTAGCCCACCACTGACGCCGCTTTTCTGCCATAACAGCTTTTGCTTCGTCAGACACTTTATGACCTAGAGCAGGGTTAAATTTTGACCGCAACCGCGCTTCGCGAAGTTTTTGTTTGTGTTCTTCGCTAAATTTTATGCCTTTTTTAGCTAACGATAGCTTTCTTTTTATTTCTTCGCTTCGCGGACCTTGTTTTTTACCTTTATGCGCCAGCGATAGTTTAGCGCGTAATTCATCGGATGCTTTTCGCCCTTTAGAAGCACGCGATACTTTTTCACTAAACCCTTCAGGTTTTTTAACACCCTTTAGTGCTCGGGATATTTTTTGTTTATGATCTTCTGGCAATATGTACCCTGCCAAACCACCTTTTCCGCCTGCGGCAAGATTCGCTAGCTCAACATTAGCGCCGCGCCAAAATTTTATGCGTTCTACTTCAAGTTCAAAAGCCTCGTTTTCTGTAAGCCCAGCGGCAACAATACGTACTTCAAAAGCAGAACCAATTCGGTTTAATTTCGCGCAAATCGCTTTGTGGTATTTATTTCTGCCATCAAACACGTACGCGCGTCGGCCCGTACCTTTACCAACATAAAAGCACTCGTCACGGTCAAGACGCCAATGTTCATAAACATAAAAATTTGTTTTATTTTGACATTTCATCTCTAGAAATCTTTGTGTCGATCTTGTCGTATATGCGCTGGAACATGTGCTCAATGTGCTCCATGCGTTTGTCTAGGTCTACCTTTAAGACGTATTCTTTTGGTAGCCCGCTCTCAATCGCGTGCAAATCAGATCGTAACTCTTTAACCGCACCCCATACTTCGCGCGCGAACCATCCGCCTACAGCCATAATGAACGCAAACGCGCCGTTAATTAAGTCTTGTGTATCCATAGTTACTGGCCCGTTTGATTTGCGAGACTGTTTTGAGAAGGTGGAGCAAGAGTGTTTACGCCAGCCGGAATTGCGCCAGCGTAAAGTGGTACGTTTAGGTTGACCGCCCCGCGACGAGTTTGCTTTGCCTTCATGGCAAGCGCTTTTTCAATCATGTCTGCGGCTTCATTCAAACGCTTAGGGTCGCTCAATAGCTCGCCAAGCTGACGCGACATTTTTTCGTTCAGCTTACCGGCCACGCGGCGATACACCTCTGTTGAAATGCGAAGCGGAAGGTTAAGAAAACTTGGCGCTTCAGATGGCACAATCGGCACGCCTGTCTCAGCCTTTGTCGGCGTTTTTGACAATTGCTCATACGCACCGCGACGCCGCGCGATCTCAACTGCATCGCGTAGAGCCGTCAAATCTTCCGCCGACGCTGCGTTTGCCAACGACGAGGCTTGTTGTTGCGCTGCGGCGCTCGCGGAGCCTTTCGGCAATTCACCGCTTTTAATCGCCCCACGCACTTCAGCAATACGTGACTCGGGCGCTGTTACGCGCGCCGTCTCGTCAACCAACGACGTCAGCTTATCTCGAATGCCAAGCCCGCGCGCGTCAAGCTTATCAATTTGCGCGCCGTAATCATCCAGAAATTTGTTGGCTGCTTTGATATCAATTACGCCATCCTTGATAACCTTGTCGCGGAACATGCCTTCGATGCCGACGCGAGCGTTCCGCATAGCTTCAGGGTTACCACCGAACAGCGCAATGAATTGGTCAGTGTTGGTCGGGCTGTTGAAAAATTTATCGACGACATTTTCCGGCTTAATCGCATTTACACCCTGTTTAACTTTAAACAAATCAAACTGAAGACCTGTCTTAAACCGCGGCGCGTATTCGGTCGCATAGATACGCAACGCATCTTTATACGCATCAACAGCTTCTGGCGGTAAACTGGCGCTTGTGGTAACATCTTGATCCAATTTGCTATGCAGACGGGACAGACGGCGAAACCCGTCCTCGTCCCCCGCCGCTTTTGCTTTAGCCGATGCACTATTAATGGCAGATCGGATATCACCAATTTCGGTTAGCGTAGCCATAGGCGGCGTAGTAACAGATTTGCCTCTATACGTTGCTCCTCCCGGCCCAATAAGCTCGGGAGTTGTTGTCTCGCTTTTAAACTTGCCAAGCCTGCGTGAGATTATAGCCGCCGCATCGGGGTCTATAGTATCTATAAGATCAAAAGCCTCATCCACTGTATTTTTAATAGACGTTTTTGCCCCACCAGCGATTTCTTCTGGCTTTTTAAACGCCGGATTCATAACCGTATCTTTCATCGCCCGCTTTTCTTTTTCGGCGATGGCGATCAATTTCTTGCCGACATCTTGCTCGTTCGGCGCGGCCACAACGTCGGCCAACTTACGCGAGCCTTCCGCCATGCGGCCTTCAGCCATGTTCGAACGTGCAGCAAGAAGCGCATCCTGTGTGCGTGCGGCATCAGCCGCAGTATCGGCAGCGTGCTTTTCAAGTTCGCGCGTGAATTGCGAGAACGATACACTGCCAGCGGGCGCGGCGGCTTGGCCTGCCGTTTCAACGCCGCTCGTCGACCCGCGCAGCATGTTAACGATATCAGGGCCTTTTTCGCCTGTAGCCGTTGCGAGCGCGTTAAGACGCGGGTTAACAATATCCTGTACGACGTTCAAACCTTTTGCACCGGCTTTAAGAACAGTCGAGCCAATTTTACCAGCAATCTGCGGGCCTGCGACAGACCCAACAAACTCAAACGGCGCGTATTCAGCAGGTGTCTGACGAAGCCCAAATGTCTGCGCGACTTCTTCAGATGTCGGCAAACCGATTGCGCTGCCGCCGATGTCGCCCAATCCACCAAGCGCTTTTACCGCACCACGGCCCATAGCAGATATTGCTTCGCCTGCGTCGTATTGCGGAAGATTGCCGCGTTCTTGCGCGACCGTCAGACCTTGAACGGCTTTTAAGCGCGGTTCTGGCATACCTTCAAGATTGCCTTTTTCCGGCTGAAACTTCGGCGCAGTGGGTTCTGCCGCAACAAACAAGTTTGGGTTGGACTGCTTAAAAAATTCAAACGCCTGTTCAGCCGTCGCCCCTTCAGGCGCGGTGACTTTGTATTTTTCGCCGTTCGGAGACGTAAGCTGAAAAACAGGCATTTCTTAGTCTCCGATTTTTTCTACTTTAAAGCCTTGAAACGGGTTGGCCGTTGTGCTTGCGCCGGGCACAGCCTCAGGCAAGTCCGCCGACGTAAATTGATCGCGGCGCTTTTTGAACAACTTAAGGATTGTTTCCGCCGCCGCTTTTCGTCGAGCCGCTGGCAAATACTCGTTGCCAAGTTCACCTGCGGCTTCTTTATAAGACTGCGTATCCTTGTCAGATTGTGGACCTTCAAAACGCGGGACCATTTTAAGGATCGGGTCGGCCAACACTTTAAGTTTTGACGCCGCCACAGAACCGGGCGTGGCATAACCAAAAAACCCTGCGGCGGTGTCAATCAATGCCCCTCCGCCGCTGGCGGTTGAGTCATCAATAAGGCTATTAGGCTTAATCAAATCTTCAAGCGTTGTGATAGCCGTATCAATGCTTGATTGCATCTGCTTGGTTTGGATGGCCGCTTTTTCTTGTTGCGCCGATGGTTTTGCCATAACGGGCGCGCCGCCTTCAGTAATAGATTTAGCTTCTGCGGTGTAAGGATTAACAGCGTACATACGACCGCCTGCACCTTCTCTAATTTCTGGCTTCTGCGCCGTCGCTATCTCGCTAAGTTGTTTTTGAGTTGCCATAGCGCCGTTGGCGACATCCCTGCGCGCTTGAGCAAATGCTTCGTTGGGCGGCATCGTTTTGGACAGCTCTGCAACGTGCGCGTTAAATGCCTGAATAGCCGTCTCCGGCGTCTGACCGCGCACAGCGAGCGCGTCAGGAACCGCACTATATATTGCGTAGACAGCCTCCATTGTAGGCGCGCGGTCAATGCTTGACGCGACTTGCGCCAGTTGGGTGTCTGCGTTTTTAAGATTAAGACCTTGGGTTTCAGCTTGAATTTTATTTCCCGTGAAGCCTTCGTTCCGCGCCGCAAGCTGCGCCTTCAACCGATTAGCTTCTTGCTCTTGTGCTTTAGACAGCGCCTCGTAACCGGTAAGATTACCCGAACCAATAAGACGGTTCTTGACACCTTCGTAGTCATAGCTTGCGGGCGTATTGCCTTGGATTGTACCCGGCCCCATGACAGCAGTTTTGGGTGGCTGGTAGCCTGCTTGCACCATCCGCTTAAACTCTTCCTGCTGACGACGCGCTAACGCAGCCTGCGCCGCGGCTGCACGACGGTCCTCCATCGTGTTCTGCATGATGAGCGCGTTCCGCTGCATATCCTGCTGAAGCGCCTGCTCACGCAGCGCATTGATGCGCTGGTTTTCCATCGCCGAATAGATCGTCATCGGGTCAATGGTCTGGAACTGCGGAGGGCGAACGCCGAGCGCGATAGAGGTGTCAATAGGCATATTATCGTTCCCCCGGCCCAAAATAGGTTGTGGGTGTAGATGCTGGTGGTTTAAGCATACTCAACATGCTGTAGTTCATGTACGGCGTCACCGCGCCTGACAACGCCTGTCCGAGCGCGTTTGCGCCGCCGACATAGCCTGACGCGCGGGCGTTTGCAGCCTGTATCATAGTGTTGCCCGCACCGGTTGCATAATTTTGCCCCGCAGTGCCAAGATTTGTGGCGGTTGTTTGGCCTTGATTAAGCATACTCTGCACTGGGTTCAAAAGTTGATTGCGCGTGTTCCAATAGCGGTTGTACGCGTTTTGATATTCGTTTGAGGCATAGTCTTGACCATAGCGTTGCGCCTCTTTGAGCGCCGCGCCGGAGATGAGACCACCTTTTGCCGCCGCTTGTTTGTTGAGCGCGTTGACGCCCTCGCTTAAGCGAAACGCATAGCCCGGCTCGGTCGCAAGGTCCGCGCCGGTAAATGTCTTCATGCCCGCGCCATACCCCGGTGCGTTTGGATCACCGCCAATGCCAAGGTAGTTGGAAAGGAAATCTTGCGCCTTTACACCAGCTTCATAGAACGGCTTGTTAAGCTCAAGCGTTTTTAGCCACTGCTCACGCTGAAGATCGGTCGCCTTGTTGGCGGCCCCAGCCTGTACTTTAGCGGCTTTGTTGGCGGCGTTGCTGCCTAAAACCCCGCCGATAAGCGACGCTCCCGCGCCGATTAGTGCGCCTGTGATGAAAGCCATACGAGTTCCCTTTCAGCGTAGGCGAGCTGCTGTTTGTTGGCAGCCCCGCCTTGAAGTTCAGCGGCAGTTGATTCAGTCAGTTCCTCGACGATCTTATCAAGGTCTGTCTCGTTTGTCGCGTGGATATTCGTCCACACAGAGTCTTCCAAAGCAAAGATGGCGCGCTTCGCGCCGGGCTTGGCGATTATAGTCGCAGGCGCAACCAAATCAACAGGCCCTTCATCAGTCGCCACCCGCACATGGCCCTTGGACAGGATGCACATGTGGTTGGTTTTATGCACGGCCCCTGTCAGCACAGCGCCCGCAGGAATGAACATCTCGCGGGCGTAGATACCATCAGCAAAATGATGCGTGATCGGCAGGATCGCCGGATCGTAGGCTTGCATCATCTCTTCAAGCTGTTCGACCTTTTCGCGCACTTTCGGTTATTCCCACATAATGTTGACTGAACCGGCGTCGAACGTGTTCACACCACCTACGGTTGTGATACGCAGGCGGTCAAGCGCGCCAGCCAAAGTGACCGAGCCGCCGATTGCGACTGTTTGCGAGCCGTTTGTGAGCGCTACAGCGCCGGAAGCAATCCAGATGTTACCTGACACGTTTACAAAAACGACCGTACCGCTACGCGTGGTTGCAGCAGTCTGAGTGCCGGGGTCTACGCCGACGCCTGTGGTGTATGACGCCCCTGTATTACCTGAACCGCCGACCCATCCGTTAGCCAAGTAACCGGACGTCTGGATGGTTGTAGAGCCAAGCTGGATGATAATGCCGGACGTGCCGGACGTAGAGACTTCATTGAAGATAACTGTGACGCGCTTGGCCCACGACGGGATCGTTGTGGCCGCGGGCGCGAAGTCAATTGCCGTGCCGGATGTGGTGGCCTGCGCGGTCGCAGCGATAACAGACGAACCCCATGACGAGACCGAACCGTTATTGATGAGCGATTTGCCCGCGTCGGCAGCGACAATGGCTGGCACGCTACGGGGTGAGGATGTCCAGTTTGTGCCATCAGACAGCAAAACGTTGCCGCTTGTGCCGGGCGCGACATAGCCGATCACATCGGTGCCGATAGCAACGCCAAGAGACGTGCGCGCTGCCGATGCGGTTATGGCGCTTGTGCCGCCGCTGGAGATTGGTAACGGCGCGCTGGTCAATGTCAGCGAGCCGATCTTGGCCGCGCCCGTTACTTCCATTTGCGCCGTGGGCGTTGCTGTGCCGAGGCCGAGATTGCCGTTGGTGTCGATAATGAACGGCGTGGCGTCAGGGTCCGCGCTGTCCTGCACGCGCAAGACAGGGCCTGTGCCGGTCTGGGTGATCTTGAGCGCGGGGCCAGCCGTGTCGCTGTCAATCGTGACGTTGCCGGACAGAATAGGCGAGACGCCCGACGTCGGGGCCGAGATGTAATCAACCGTCCAGATTTCAACATCGTTGGCGTCGGTCAGTTTAAACTTGTACGTCGCCGAGCCAAGCCAGATGGATGCTTCGCCGCGCGAGTCGAGAATGATGGGGTTTGGGTTCGGCGTCGCGCCGGTCGAGTCGGTGTACGTTGCCTGCGGTGTGGTCGTGCCAGCCGCATACGTATAAACTTTGCCGCCGGAAAGTGGGACACCGGCGGCGCTGACAAATTGTGTTTTGGGCTGTGGCGTAAGAACGGTCATTATTCACCTATATTTGCAGCAACGGTGAGGATAACAGATGGGATAGCGGGTGACAAGGCAGTGGCGGCGGTTGCCTCAATAGACACGGTTGTGTCGTTGGTCGCCCACATCAGGCGAAAATAGTCGTTTGTGTTCATACGGACAAAGAAGTTCCACGACGCCACATAGGCTTCGCTTGCACCCTTCATCGTTATTTTTGTGGCTGATGCCGGTACAGCCGTGCCGTTTACATCCGCCCAGATCGTCACTGTTTTGGTGGACGCGTTCGTGCTGACAAACTGCGCCGAGAACTGGAAGTTGTAGAGGCCGGGGCGGTTGACATAGACGCGCGATGTCGGCGTGCCGATAGAGACGCCCTGCGAGTAGTCGGTCGTGTTGAACGTCATGGCGTAGGCGGTGTTGATCGCCGCTGCCGTTTGCGTCGTCGTGTCGTAAAACGATCCGTTCCGCAGCGAGCCGCTACCCAGAATAGAGAACACATTGAAAAAGTACCGATACCAAGGCCGCGCCGGAAAGGGCGTCGGCTCTTCGGCTATCGGTACACGGGCCGCAGGAATTTGCGATATGTTCTCAGGCACGGGTCGGGCTCACCATAAGTTCGGCCCCCATGATCGTCACCGACACGGGGTCTGTGCCGGACACCTCATACACACGGTCGCGCAGTTTCATGGTCATGCCAAGCCGCCGCCATATGACGCGCCGTCCTGTCTGACCGATCTTGCCCATTGACCGCCAATGCTCGTTCGACCACGTATGACCACCGTCGTCCGACCAGCGAAGCATGACTTGCGGGTCCGTGCCTTGGCCCACGCCATCAAGCCCGACGCCCGACTCGCAGTCCAACTGGAGGCTGTGGTTGGTCGTACGCGCTAGAGTGTTCTGGCCTGTCGGGATCGCGCGCCACGACCGGAGCCATTTCTGGACCGCACCTGCTTCGGTGTAGACTTCCAGATCGTAGGCGTAGATCGCGCCGCTGAGATAATCGCCGACAACGATTTCGCCGCCAAAAGACATCTGGTTGTTGCCGCGATGGCGGGTAAACTTGTCGTTTAACCAACCCGCCCGCTGATGCCAGACTTGGGTCGCAACGTCGTAGACCCAAGTGATGTCGGCGGTCGGAAAGTTTAGGACGTAGAACGAGTGGCCATCCTGCTGGTATGTGTAGGCGATGGCGTCCGAGATGTCGCTATACTGCTGGATTTGCCATTCGACCGCGTGGGTCGAAATGCGAACGCCGTTATAGCCCTGAGACCTGTAGACGATGCCTCGGCCACGGGCGTCAGCGCCGAGCCAGAACACACCGTTGTCGAGCTTGGCGACAGAGAACGCCGCCGCGCATCCGATTTCGTTGAACGCGCCTTGGATACGCGAGAGCGGGAAGTCAGGTAGACCGGCGTCGTACCAGACTTCAACCGTGGTCTCGCCAAAAAGCCAGACTTCGCGATGATCGACGATCAGCGAGACAAGATTGTCGGGCGAGCCTTCGGCGCTGGCAAAGTCCAGCGGGTCAACCGACGTGCCGTCAAGAAGCTGCGTCACCCAGAATTTTTGGCTGTTCGGTTCGTTGAAGACGAAGTAGCCGTCAATGTAGCCGACAGTGGTCGCGCCGGGGAAGTCGGGGTCCGTGATTTGGGCGAAGACGTCCGTGTTGGCGTTATAGATGTAGCCGTTAACGCCCGCCGCGATGAAGAGTTGCGTGCCGTTGTCCACCATAGATACGGGGGTCGTACCGGCGACAGTACCTTTGGCCGTAAAAGACCAGTCGCTTGCGATCTTATAGAGCGTCTCGCCCGACACGGCGTAACCGTAGCCGCCAAACGTCCACAGGCCACGGACAGGTCCGTTGCCTAGCTGGGCAAGAAGACGCATTCCCGGCGCGCGGCGCAGGAACGCAGGCTCTTTACCGCCTTCAGGCACGATCTCGGGAAAGAGGTTAATCATCAGGTTATCCGCAGCATTAGGGCTGCGGGTGACGTAAGATGATCCTAGGATTGCAGTTTTCATGCTGTTTTTACCGTTGACAAATTTGCTGCTTGAGGGCACAAACATACCAAAGAGGTGTTTTCATGATTGACCACGAAAGACTTAAGCAAATCCTTACATACAACCCAGAAACCGGCGTGTTTTGTTGGGCGGAAAAACTTAACCGCCGTATTGTAGTTGGCGCTCCAGCGGGGACGGTAAACGGGCACGGATACATAATAATCACTATCAACAGATTTCGTTACCGCGCGCACAGATTGGCGTGGTTTTATGTCTATGGCGTATGGCCGCAAAACGACATTGACCACAGAAATTGCAAGCGGAACGATAACCGAATTGAAAATTTGAGAGATGTTACAACGGCGGAAAACATACAAAATCAAATTGTGGCGCATAAACGTAACCGTTCGGGTTTTTTGGGGGTCACCGAAAGACGGTATGGTTTTAACGCGCGCATCCACGCACACGGCGTTACGCATGACCTTGGAGTGTTTAAAACCCCTGAAGCCGCGCACGAAGCGTATGTGTTGGCTAAGCGAAAGTTTCACGTTAAATCTACCTTGTAAACCATTGATATTGCTTAGAAATTCCCCGCAAAAATATTGTAGCGTTGACGAGTTCCGACGATGGAGTACGGCAACGACATGATGTCATCAGGATTGTTAATGCGCTTCAGGTTGCGCTTCGATGTCATGGCAATACGCGCAACTTGCGGCGACGGCTCGACACCGAACTCGGGGGCCATTTCGCAAGCCAAATTGTACCGGAACGCCCTGAGATAGCCGGGCGGGAATGACAGCGTGGTCGCCAGATTAGCGGGCTGCGTCAGCTCTTCAACCGAAACGAAGTGCCACTCAAGCAGTTTTGTCGGCTTGGGGTAAACGTACATCTCCACGTTTGGGTATGTCATGTTCACCCAGATAACCTGCGGGTATGTGCTGGTCACAGTCTTGACCGCAATACCGTCATACTGTTGCTGGTTGATGAACTTGATGCCGTAAGAAATCCCCGACGCAGGGTCTTTGAAATACGTCGCGTCGTCAAACAAGACTGGGCGGTTGCCGACAAAATCACCTGTCGGGCCAAGCGTGCGCGACAGCTCGTTGGGTGGCCAGCTAAAAACCTGATCTTGGGTCGAAAAAACAGACAGGCGCTCGGTGTTCCACGAGTCGATCATCTGGTTCATCGCGTTAAGCGCGTCTTGGGATGTTTCGGCTGACGGCGTTTCGCCTTCCGCCAGAACACCAAGAAGTCTCAGAGAACCGTTGATAATCTCGCCTGCTGTCGTCATGTCATTCGTCCGATACTGCGCGCGTCCGAGTGCGGCGGCGCGGGGCTTCAGCTAAAACATTAACCGCAACGACAGGTTCCGGCAAGATGTCGTCGTCATCGTCGTCTAGGTTATTCGGGTCAAACCGCACCCAACCGTTTTGTTCGTCTGCATCTGCTTCCAGCTCCATTGTGGCAAGTTTAGTGCCATGGATCGGGTGACGAAGATAAATTTCAGCCATAAGAACTCCCGTATGTAAAACAGGCGGTCAATGACCGCCTGTTTGATTAGGCGATGAGCCCGAGTGCCTGAAGACGGCTTTCGAGCTGTGCGACGCGCGTCTGAAGGTTGGCAATTACGGACAAAACCGTGTTGCCTTCATCTTTGCTGGCAAAGCCAAACGGCGTTGTCGATGTCAAATCCTGAATAGCATAGTCGGGCGTGCCGGGAGCGGTTGACGTAATTGTCGTCAACTGCGTCGTCAGCGCCGCGCCTTTTGCCGTGTAGACAGGGTTAGCGATTGTTGCACCGTTGAGGTACTGATCCTCATAAGCAATGCCAATCGACTTGGTATTTGGCATGGTTAACTCCTTAAAGGGTTAGGCGAGCGGCTTTTGCCGCCCGCCAGATTGCTTACGAGATTGCGTAGAGCGACCACGCGCCGTCTGCGGTCTTGCGAGCGCGGAAGGAGCGAACCGTACCAGCCGTCGCCGCAATGGTCATAAGACCCTGCGAACCGCCGGAACCGATTGACCAGCCTGTGTTGGTCGTCATTGTGATGACGCCCGAGCTGGAGCCGTTTACGTTGATGACCGAGAAGTCAAAGGTTGAGCCCGGATGAGCGTTACCCAAAGCCGAGTCCAGATCAGCCGCGAGCGGGAGCGTATACGCTGCCGCCGAGGAGCCGGGTGAGCCGAGGATAATGCCGTTGGTCAACTGAGCCACGGTCAAAGTCGCGCTCGACGTTGCAGTCGCCGGAGCGGCTGCAACCGAGAGTTTGACTTCGTTGGAGTTGCCATCATTGTACTGATAGCCGCCACCTACTGAAGGAATAGCCATTGTCGTATCTCCTTAGTTCAAAAGGTTAGCCCCAGATACGTGCAGCCATCGGCGCACGAATCACGGAGTAGCCGTAAAGAACGTCAATACGGCAAGGCATACGGTCATTGTTGATGTCGTACTGACGAACAATACGCATCGAGATGCCGTTGTGGACCTGACGCGAAGCCATA